GTGCCGATGTCCATTTGAGGGAACTGAACAGGATTCCCGTAGATGTTTGTTATCCATTCCCCGAGCGGTCCGATAACAAACTGCACGGCAAAGCCAGAGCCGCATGTCCAGCCGATGAATGGCCGCCAGCCTGCAACAAATAAATGCGGGCTTGCGGCCTCTGCTTTGTTGATGTCCATTTGGCCGACAATCTGGGCCAGTTCGCCGTTTTGCTGAATCTTGATAAGTTCAAGCCGTGCTGCCGAGGCTTGCACTGGGTCAGCCCAAACCCTATCAATGACTTTGCCGCCAATCTCAAGCAGTGCAGAAATAGGATCAAGTGCCATTTAAGACTCCAGCAAGTTTGAAGCAATGCGCCGAGCCCAACCTTTGCCAAAGGTAGGCCATACGCCGAGGTCAGTCATGAACATCAATCGAGACCCGTTGAACCGAGCTACAAGGCGCGGGCCAGGCATGGATTGGATCGCTTGAAGTGTTCTAGGGCCGAGGATGCCATCCTCAAACTCGCCAACAGCCTTTTGCAATGTCTTGATGGCTGTCTTTACGCCTGAGTTCACAGCCATATCAAAGAGATCAAACTTGATGGCTTCTGGCACCGTATCGCAACCTGCTGGCCCCCAGTAATCCTGGTGGTAAATCCGCTTTGCACGGTCAAGAGTCAGGTTGATGATGTCTTCGCCAGGATAAGCGCGTTTGCTGATGCCGTACTTGGTCAGGCCACCACCGTCCAATGGATGATTTGAAACGACGCCTTCATGGCCGATCAGTCTGACAAAAGCAGCATCAAAATTCATGGCTTGTCCACCTTGTGTTCGAGCTTGTCAAAGATTTTGGTAAGCATACCCTTGATCTCTGAAACATCATCTTTGTAGTCACCCTTTGCAACATAGGTATGAGGCATGGCCCTTACATCCTTGTCCAACTTCTCAATGGACCGGTAGATGTTATTCAATGTCCAACCCCCAAAGAATCCGGCGGTGGAGACTGCAATGTTGAATAAAACTTGAGTGTCCATGTTGTTTACAGTTTGGTTTTTAGTGGGGGCTTGCCTTGAGCCATCGGTGTTGGGTGCGTTACGCTCTAAAAAGCAACCAGTTAAAACTTATGGCTGTGCCGACTCCGGGGGCTGCTTGTAGGTTTGCAGTAAAGCCGCCCGTTGTTAACGCACTTGGGGCCACTGGCACATATGAAGAAGCTGCTGGCGAACCAGACACCGAACGAACAGTAAGAATAATTCTGTAATTTGTGTCAGGTTCTACATTTGTGAAAGAAACCGCTTGTGACGTATTTGTCCCAGAGACAGTAACGGTGCCGCCAAAGTTGTTAGCGTTGCTTGATGTTCCAGACAATCCTTTAATATTCTGGAAATAGTTACTGTTTACCTGACGAGGGAAAAGCGTTGTTACGATCCTAAACACGTTCGCAACGGCCCAATTTGCATCGTTGTTTGCATCAGCAGACTCAATTCCAGTTGCGGCATTGGTAATGATGTTTGAAACAACAAAGTTTCCGCTTGACGCCGAGCCGCCGAGGTTTGAAAACAGCACGCCTTTGGCCGTTGCAATGCTGTTGCAATTGATCGCGTTCCCGGAAAGCAAATTGTTTCTGCCGCCGTCGATTCGTATCCCGACCTTCTGAACCGCAGGTGTGAAGTTTGTTAGCGTGATTGTGTTGCCGGTTATTGTGTTCTCAACGCTGTTCGGGTCTTCGATCCAGACGCCTCTATCACACGCAAACGTGTTACCCGTGACGGTTGCGCTGTTGCTGCCAACTAAATGACATCCTGCTGTTCCGCCTTCAATGTAGTTGCCGGTCATGACGCAGAAGTCGCCTGCTGCATTCATGTCCAAGCCCCATCCGCCGTAATATCCGGTCGCGTTCTTGACGAAGATATTGTTTGTGATTGTGTGACGGCTAGACCCGCTGTTAACCCCACAGAAGGCGTCGTTAATGTTGAAGTGCCTGCCGTTGGTGATGATTACATCTTTCGTGTTTGATCCGCTGTTGTAAAAATTGGTCAATGCGTATACTTGTGTTCCCGCTGTGATCCTTGCCAAGTCATACGTTGCATTCCAATTTGTCACAGCGTAATTGGCATCGATATCAACGTAACTTCCAGCTTGTTGCCCAAACGTATAGCAACCGTCAATGATTGCAGCGCGGTGCGCGTCAAATACAAACACATGACTATTTGCGAACTTCTCAAAACCAACGCGAGAAACTCGGAAGTTCTGCCCAACGGATGCGCCTTGAGTTGTGATTCCGATTTTGTTGAATCCAATGCCGCTAGCACCGCCAGATTGCCGAGCAAAATTGGCCCCCGATAATCTGCAATCTTCAATGACAGAGCCATCTTTCAAGTAAACAAAAACGTGGTTTGCGTTACGTCCGCCTGTGCCAGACACAAAACGAGTAGCAGCACCTGCGCCACGGAGCGTTACGCCAGCCTTGATATTGATGATTCCATCACCGGCAATAAAATAGGTTCCAGGTGGTGCGTAGACAACACCACCACCAGTGGCAGTTACCGCATCTAATGCGGATGCAATCGCCACCGTGTCATCAGCCACGCCATCCCCCACAGCCCCGAAGTCTTTGACGCTCACGGCATCGTTCAACTTGACCTTGTTGTTTAGTGCTTTACTCATCTTGTGACCTTAAGGTTTTTTGGTGGGGGCTAGACTTGCGTAATAGACAATTGATTTTCCATTGCAGCGGTCATGGTCGTAAGGTTTACCGCGCCAGCGGTGTTTTGATCTGCGTTGATGTTAATAGTGGCACCGGCAGCTAAATCCAATTCCCCTTCAACAAAATAGCATTGGGCGTTTGCCGTGGTGGCGTAATAAAACCGGGTAAGTGCGGCCGATCCGTTAACCATGATCGCCATACGAATTCGAGTGCCGATGGCAACAGCCAAAACAATACGCCCTGCAATTCTATAAACGCCTGGGCTGCGACACGTGTAGGTCCACGTAGCCGGGTCATAAGAGCCCGACATATCTGTCAACTCTGTGCTGTATTGAACCGTGTTGGGGCTAGTTGTAAAGCCGCCAGTCGGGACTGCAAAAGTCGTCGGGGCACGCGCCAAAGCAACTGTCTTCTTTAACGTATCAATGATTGGCAGACTTTTTGCGTCGGTGTATTGAATTGTGGAGTTGGCGTTAAAATTGGTGTAATAGTCAGCCACCGTGAAGCCAAAACCAGCGTTGTCAATGATCTGACGCTGGATTTGAATATCAGCTGTGTTAGCGCCACCACTTCCAAAATCAAAAAACTGTCCCAAATCTGGCTTGGTGCCGCCAGATTGAATGCGGTCAATGATGCGAAGGTTGTTCATCGCGACAGAGTTTGTCGAGCACTGCACAACAATGCGGGGCCAGTACCCACCAGCAGGGTTCAGCGGCCCAAAGTTGTAGCGATGAACGAACCGTACCGCACCGACGCCAAATACGGAGTTGCTGACACGGCGCATATCAATGCCATACTGCATGTCGTCAAGCTCTGCGCTTAAAAGTATGAATCGCTGCGCGGCCCCAATACTGTCGTTTCTGTTTCCCAGCGCCCAGCCCGAGCAAGAGCCAGCCGAAATGACATTAACTGTTGTCGATGTCCCGAATCCGAAAAACGCGCCGCCAACATTCTCAATTGCGCGAACGTATTTTATGGTGCAGTGTGTAAGACCAACGCCGTTGTTGTTGTGGAACGCATACCCACCGCAGCGGTTTGCTTCTGCCGCGTCAAAGACGCAAGAACCTATGTTGTAGGGGTCAGGATTGAAGCCGAGATACAGTTTTTCTTGAAGGTAAATGCAAGAGCCGCCACCATCGTCCATTCTCATGTGGCCGAAATGCGTTCCGACCATCCCAATCAGCAACAGACCGTGTTGGTTTGCGGCCTTCGCTTGACCGTTTTGGTTAAACAAAATGCCTCCTAGAGAGCCACCTTGCCACCAATTGCCAGCGCCGCTCACCGCTGTGCCGTTGGTAATTGAGATCATTGGCGCATCAGTTGCGTCTGCGCGCTTGAAGATTACGTTTAGGTATCCGTCCGTTGTAATGTTCGGCCAAGGCGTGTCAACGTGCCCGTTGTCGAACGCCAAAACACCGGCAGTCACCAAGTATTCACCTGCGGCTATGTGCCCTGGCGTGCCAGTCGCAATGCAATAATTGAAGAAGTTGAGCAGGGCTGTTGTTGAGTTGGTCGCGCCCGTGGGGTCAGCCCCAAAATCCTTCACGCTCACCGACTCGCGCAGCTTCGTCTGCACAGTCGTGGCAACAGCGCCCGTGCCGCCTGGCAAATAGCTTACTGAATTTGCGTCAATTGACTCGTTTATCGTGCGACCGGCAATAAACAGCACCTCATCACCAAGCGATAGCCCGCTGGTAAACGTCACCTCGTCGACGTTGCTCTCAAGCAGGTCGACGCCACTCACCATGCGCAGCCCGTTGACATACACCGCCAGCGCATTGGTGCCTGGATCGTAAATTAGATCGTTCAACGAAAAGACGGTCTGCCCAGCGGTAGCAGTCTGTAATTCTGTGCTAAACGTCGCGGAAATTTGAGTAGCTGCGGCACCGTAGCGAACAAGAATAGTAGCCCCATTCGCAGGGGCCGTAACGAACGTCAGAATGGCACCAGACAGGCTAAATTCTGTATTTGGGACCAGAGTAAGGCCGTTGACTGAAACATCGCAATTGCCAACTGAGCCAGGCGCTCGCTCAAGAACAAACAAGGTTTGTACGCCATTGCCCGTAAACGTGTCTGCTATCCAGTCGGTGTAGGTGCCCTGTGCGCTTTGGGTTCCATTGTTGAAACTGTAAACAAACGTCCCTTTTGCATCTAGCAGCTTGATGGAAAAGTTAACTGCGTTCACATACAACTGGGCAGGTGTGCCAGCGTTTGACACGTAGCCGTTAATGGTGCGTAGAGGTTGCGCTGCCGGGATCGTCAAAGCCTCATCAAAATACACCTGCACAGGATTCGTTTGTGCATCAAGGTTGACGGTACCGATGTAAACATATCCATTGTCCAACGGCTGACCGTCACGGTTTTGGAAAACTGGAAAGGGAACGCTGACTGATAGTGCTGGCATGATGGAAATTCTACCTTGTATTTTGTTTAAGGATTTGCAATCGGCAAAGCGTTAAGAGCGTCATTCCTGATTCTCTCTTTCCATCTGCTGAATGGAAAGAATCAGTTTGTTCAAGGCGATTGCTTCCTTCGGAGTGTTTGCCGGAGATTGAGCCAACTTTATCATTGCATTTCTGACTGGGGCAGATTCATAAATTCTTGCAGCTCCGCCGATTGTCGCAGCGGTTGCAGTAGATGCAAGCATACTTCCCAGAAAACCAAGGTCCGAAAACATTTGCCCAAGACCGCTTGCGGCAAGGAAAGGAACAGCCTGGGCACCAGTTGCTGGGCTAACGCCTGCCTGTGATGCTCTTTGCGTCAATGTAATAGCCTTTGAGAGGCCCTCTAACTGCTTAAGATCTTCACCCTTGAAAAACGACTTAACGGAGGGGCCAAGCCTTTCAAGTTCATTCCTGAACGCCTCTGGGCTGTATATTTTCCCACCGGCAACAGTTGCATCAGGGACGCCAGCCTTGTTCGCAATCTGATTAACAATCGCAGCCTTTGCAAAATCCCTACCCTCTTGGGTAAGCGATTTATATAGCATCGCTGAATCACTTGGCTTATTGCTCAACAAAAGATTAAGTACTTGTTCAGGAGTTGACTCTGCTTTATCCAAAGCAGATTTAAATGCAGATTTCTTAATATCCCCACTAGACTCAGCCAATCTTTTGTTTGCAACTTTCCATTTGGTTAAATCATTTCTTGCGCCATTGGCAGAAATAAAGTCTGTCATGTCTTCTCTCAAAGGCTGATAAATTCTTCTTGCTACCTTGTCGGCTTCATCTTTTATAGATGCCAGTCCTTGATCGTCCATCCAATTGCCAATAACTTTACGGTTTGCCTCAACTGAGCTGATGTTTGGATTGTTTTGCAAAGTAACCTTTAACTCTTGCAATTTGCCAATGAGAGGTTGAGAACCTGCAATAGATGACAAACGATTCATTTCGTCATCAATCTTTTGAACAGTCCTGTTTAATGGCACCGTTCCTTGACTATCAAGCCTATTAAATACGTCTTTTTTCATTGACGTATATTTCTTCAGAAAATCAGAACGTTTTGAGACAACATCGGAAATGATGCTGTCTGAAAAGTTTTCTGCCCCTGTCACGCCATATTCAGAGAATAAATTCTTAACCGCTGAAACTCTTTCGGCTTGCTGCGCCGCACGCACAGGACCAGTTCCTGCAATTGGGATGCGTTCGCTAGTTTGTTGCGCCGTCTTGCCAATGAATGTTTCTGGCCTAACAGCGTCTGACGTCATCACGCGGATTCCTGACCGCTCTGCTGCCTCAAGTGCGCCTTTGATTGGCTCAACAATTGGTTGAGCTAATGCTTTGATTGCGGATGGCGCTTTAATAATTCCAGGAAGGATTGGAGCCCCGGCTCCTGCGATCAGTATTTCACTTGGATTGAATTCTCCACCAACAGTTGTTGATTCAAATTGCGGTAATCCTAATTGTGAAGCCTCAATAGCCGCTTGAGTAGCCCCAGACTTCAGACCCATTCCGACAAGTGATTTAGCTCTTCCAGCTGGCGTAAATGCCAACATGCCTCCGAGTATTCTGGGGATGTCACCAACAGACACACCGGGAGGAATAGCATATTCTTTTTGATCCAAAGAAGACCTAAGCAAATAATTGCCTTTTTCGTCTTGGCGAACTTGAATGCCAGGGAAATTTGATTGCAGAATCTGCACCGTTTCCTTTGGGTTTGTGGCCAAAGTTCCAAGGGCAGATTTTAATGAGGCCATGCTCATTTGGTTGAGTTCTGGCATTCCAGTCCACTCAGGCAGAGTCTGGGTCTCAGGAGTGGCACGCTCCCTGCCTGTGATCTGCTCTGCCAACCCTGCAAAGAATCCAGGCTGTTCTTGTTGTGCTGGAGCTTGTGGGTCAGTCGCAGGAGCCTCAAGCGCACCAGCCCCGCCACCTGCACGAATTGCTGCAACTCTAGCCTTTAGATCGGGAGAGTCAGGCGCGACATCATCAGGGATGTTATTAATGGTGATGCCGTCTTTTGTTGTAATCGAATAGGCCATGTTAGTAATCCACCGTCACATTTTTAGGACGATCAGTTTCAATTGGCTGCGTATTTTCAAGAAACATTTTCGCCGCTGGGCTCACCTTTGAGGCTGATTCAAGCAGTTTTCTACTCTGGTTGTATTTTGCTTTTGCTGCGCGATCAGCAACACCGAGAATGGTTTGCAGCTCACCCTTAGTAAATGTTATGTCGGCGCTTTTGGCTTTAATAAGAAGCTTCTGCTCATATTCTGTAATCTGCCCCTGGCCAGTTAACATAGTGCGAGCCTTCAAGGCCATTTCAGATAAGCCTTGGATAACTTCTCTGGTGGCGTTAATTGCCTTAGTTCCAGTAAATCCGAAAATGTTCGCCACCTTTGCGGCCGCTAGGCGCTCCTCTGCAAGCGGCCCGGTAATTGCGCTATCCAATGCTTTTATGTACCGAGGAATTTCAGCAAGCTGACTCGCTGCTGAGTTGGCTTGGTTGTAAAGGTCTGGCAACAATTTCCCGAGTTCTGCGGATGCTGACTTATCAATGTTTGACACGTTGACATTGGTTACTGCCGCAGGTGGCTTTTTGAGAATTTGCAAAGCCTGGAAAGTTGCTTGCTGACCCGGTTCCAAATTAGCAAAGTCAATTGATTCACGCACGGATGGGGCAAGCGTCTCAGCCTTGGTCTTTGCAAGTGTTGCCCTTGCCATTGGCTCTGCGAATTCTTCTGCAACACCAGCCTCAATGGCTTTTAATTTTGCAGTTGCCAAAGCCTCTTTTGATTCCGCTTCTGCCTTGGTCAGCGCAAATGGCGCTGCCGCTGCTGCACCTTGTGCATCAACCATCTTCTGGAATTTGTCAGGGTCCAAGAGAGACAAGGCCATGTTTGCGCGAGCCTGAGCGCCTTTAATATTGCCAGAATTCAAGGCATCTAAGACCTGCTCATAAATTCCAGCATCTTCACCCGAATTATTTCTTGCATCAACAGCCTGTTGCACCAGCGACTTTACAACCTCAATATTTCCATTTTCAAAAGCCGCTGATATCTTTGCGCCTGCATTAAATTCATTCTTAAGCTGTTCTTTTCCAAAGCTTTCGCGTGCATCCTTAAACGCCTCCCGCTGGCTTGGATATTTGGCAATCAATGTGCTCCAAGCCTTTTGTGTTGGATTGTCTAACGTGCTCTGGAGGTCTGCTGCGTATTGTTTCCGAGCATTGAGCGCCGCCTCTCTTTCTTGCCTTTGTGCAAGAGCTTGGCCAAACGCAGCGAATTGTTGGCCTAAATCTACCTGGGGAAGCGCGGCCAAATAGTTGACGGGGGGCTGAAGTGGATTGATTGCCATATGGGTACCTTAAAAACCTTTGAATGAAATTCCGCTTCCACCTACTGGCGCACCACCTGCGCCTGCACCTGCCCCAGCTTTACCAAATCCCCCCGCACCGGCCGCCATAGTGCCGATTGCAAGAAGATCGCCAAATACTTGCCTTTGCACGCCGCCCCTTGCCACCTGCCCGCCAGCGATTGCTTGAGCCTGATTTGCAAGCAAATTGCCTACATTGCTGGCTGATTGCATTCCGGCTCCGGCTTGACCTGCGGCTGATGCCTGACCAGTATTAAACAAATTAGTTGTGACACCCAGCCCAGTTCCTGCAATGCCACCTAAACGGCCATATTGCTGCTCAATAAGCTGATTCAGCAATTGGGGCCTAAACTGGCTCAGTGCAGCCTGAACATCGCCACCTCGAAGGCCGCCAGTAGCTGACGCATTCTGAAGAATTGCGCCCTCACCCTGCTGCATCAAAGATTGAAACAGAGGAGACTGCTCAAACCCTGCCATTGCTTGCTGCTGCGCTTGTGGTCCTTGCAGTCCAACCAATGCTTGTTGTTGCCCAAATGCTTGTTGTCCTGCCTGCTCATAAGGGGCCAATCTGGACATTGCCCCGGTCCCAGCCTGGACATAAGGGGACATCAGCTCAACCAAGGCATCAAACTGCCTACGCTGCTCTTCAATGCCCGCCTGGGATGCTGCCGCTTGTGTTTGACCAGCACGCTCGGCTGCTTTTCCAGCTTGGCTTGCACCAGTTATTTTGCCAAGAACATTGCCGATGAAACTCATTTTGATTCCCATTCCTGCCGAGTCATGCCCAGCACATAAACATCTTTAACAACGCCATTCTGTACACATGCACAGCGCCTGCAACCTTCTTCTTTAAAGCCTAACTTGAGGCAATAGTTCTTTGCTGCCTCAAGCCCCTCGATGATGTACGCCGTGACCCTGAGAATCGGATGATCAAAAGCCCATCTCAAACACGCATCCCCAAGCTCTCTTGAATGCTTTATTGCCGATCTTTTAAGCAAAGCATGGAGCTCAAACTCAACATCACTTTGCTGGATGACAATAAACGCACCAGCAAACACATCGCCAACCCAAGCAGAAAGATATAAAACATTAGGGTGGATGATTGGCTCGGCTTTTCTGTGGTCATGGCCTACCTTCGTGATGTACGGATCAGAATAAACAATTGATAAGTTTTCTTCTGTGATCCCTTCGGTAACGAATGGCATAGGCAAACCTTACGCTATGAAAACCGCCAGTCTGACGGTTTTATTTTGCCACAGTAATCAGTCTTCCATCTCATATTCGCGCTCTTCCCATGCTTGGCAAGAACGAAGGTCGTGGCAGATAAAATCAAACTTGTTGCAGTAGCCTCTGAACCCGGCCTCCGTGTCCCATTCATTGCGCGGAATACGCTCCATCTTGGCTTGGGTCATAGTGCTGTTGTCGTAGTACTCACAATTTGAGCAACGACGACGCCTAGCCTCTTTCTCATCAACTTGCATGGCCTTGCCGAGTGCAACCCAGTAGACTTTATTGGCCGTTGGCTGATTGCTAGGCTTCTCTGGACCTAGCATCCAATCATCAATCACAACCTGAGTGTTTTTCTTGTTCTCAGATGCCGTGATGAACTCTTCTTCCATCGGCAGGCCGATAAAGCCTTTGGGCATCATCATGAAGTCTTTCATGGCATGTCCTATGTAATTTCTCGGCCAGAGGCGCGAATGGTAAGAGAAGTAGCTGCACTTGCAATCGTAGAAATGAAGCCGCCTGGCTCCAATGCTTGGCCAACCAACTCATGGCAAGTGTACGTCTCATCAGGAACTAGGCTTCTGTTATCAACAATCAGATTTGATGCGCCAGCCGTTCCTCCCTGCGTGACTAAGTTGCAACTAAAAGTCACATTAGCCGCGCTGGTGTTCGTCACTGTGAACTTGTCAATAATCGCCTTAACATTTGTGGCGGTGTATTGGGTTGTTTGGCTGTTTTCAGCCTGTTTTGCTGGGATCAGCACTTTGATGATGACAGTCATTGGACACCTTCAATATTGTTGTTTACGGTCAGGATGATGGATGGGATAGACGGGACTGGCGCAGATGCTGGGATTGCATGAAGCTCAACACTTAAATCGTCAACTGAAAACATTATCTCAACATAATCATTAGCCTTGAGCTTTAAAAATATGTTGAAAGCAGAGAAAATTTCAGCATTGTTACCTTGTATTCGTATCAGTCCGGCGCTGTCTGCAACGTTTACGCCGTTTAACCTGAACCAGATAAAGAACTGGCCAACGCCACCAGATGTTTTGTCAATCTGAAAACTTAATGCGAAGTTGTAGACGCCATCACTGTCAACAACAATCCTAGATGATGGGCTTCCAATGTAAACGCCATTGCTCAGGTCGGTGGTGTTAAAAGTGATTGCTGTGGCGGTGTTGATGACCGTAGCTGTTTGCGTTGTAGTGTCGTAGAACGAACCGTAACGGCTACGCTTAAACTCGCGTTGCGGCGGAACCATCTGCAAGCCTTCAACGGCTGCGGTCAGTTTTTCCAGCAGCTCAAGCGCTTGGTTTGCCTTATTTTCTGCTGACGCTATGCCAATAGATGTTTGTTGCTCCAACGTAGATATTTTGTCAAGTGCAAGCGTGGCCTTACTATCAATTGCAGCTTCGCTTATTGCCGCATCTTGAGCCAAAGCCGCCAGCAATGCCAGCGACTGGTTTGCTGTGGCCGATGCCGTGTCAGCCTGATACTCAATATCCGTTCCCGCAATTGGCAACAATGTATCAACAGTTTTAAACAACAGCTCAAACTGCCTTATCTGCTGCTGGTCGGTCAAGAACTCCGCAAGCTGATCGCGTGTAAGGTTTAGCTTTTTGGATGTTGGCGCTGCTGGCATGGTCAGAACGCCAATGGCTCAATTTGCGCTTCAAGACGGGCAAAGGAAACGTGCGAATCGCTGTCTCCTCGGAATCGTTGGATGCGCCAGTTTCTCATGTGCCCTTGCTGAAACCAAGATAGCCTTTTCTTGGTGTTGCCTGATGTTCCTACGGAAATTGATCTGTCTTGGCTCCAAGATAGGCCATCAAATGAGTAGCTGGTGCTAATCTGTGGGTTCTTGCCCAGTGCAATGCTTCCGGTAAGGCTAACCAATTCAAGCTGATTGAATAGAGCGCCCTTGCCCTCGTTGTAAACGATGACAGTGCCAAATTCCCATCTAACCTGTTGACCCCAATGATGCCCGATAGATTGAGAAAGATAGCCAACATTGCCTGATTGTGGGTCGCCAACCAGCCACTTATCGTAAGCCCAAACGAAGTTTCTCGCTCTGTACTGTGAGAAGCCAACCAGTGAGGAACTCAGCGTAAACCAAACCTGTTCACCAAGTGTTTCGGACGCGGCTGCGTCATAGACAATCGTTCTATCTGGCAGATGAATATAGAGGTATTGATTGCTCTTATCGTTTATTGACTCAAGTTTGACTTTTGATAGTTGTTCTTCTGTATATGTCAACAACAGGCTATCAATCTCTTGAGTGCTGATTTTTTGAGTAGTGGATGATGCGCCTACATAGATACTTGGCGCTTCATTTCTCCCACTGCCCAAAAACGCCACCCGGTCCATGTAGACGCAACAGGCATGAGTCCCAATTACGCCCTTTTGAATCTGAGCGCCATCAATTCTTTGAAATGGGAACAGCTCACCACCAACGTTGTCAAAGACCTCAATGGTGTGCCTATTCAGCGCATGGATTTCATTTCTTAACTTCAGGATGGCAAGAATTGGATCAGGGTCAACTTCTGACGAACCATATTTCAGGGGGTTAACGTTAAACGGATCATTCAACTCCGTGACGATTAGAAACTCTCCGTCGGTCGTCATGAAGTAACCATCGACCCAAGCAAAATCTACAACGTTGCCTAGGTCTGGATCTGTCACAACTTGCGTAAGGGTGCCATTCCAATAATAAAGATTCCCACCTGATGCTATGGCCAGCCGGTCAAAACTATAGTCAAACGTGACCAATTCAGTTTCAGAACCACCAACATCACCAAGCTGTGTGATAACTCCGGCACTAGAGACGGTCACCAATTTGGTGCCCATCACTCGATAGCATGCACCATTCCAATCAATCCCGCCTCGATCAATGCCTGGCCCCGTGCCATTTGCAATGATCCCATCGCCTGGACGCAAAAACCCATTGCTGATGCCCGATGTCTTTGGCACAGGCACCAAGTTAACCGGGTAAGCCGTGCGAAGTTCTGGCGTACTGTCAGCGTATATGCCGGAGAGAATTGGAATTTGCATCTTTAATTACTTCTCATCAACCACTTTTTAGTTTGTTGGCGATCATTCTGGCGTCAACTCCGCTGGCTGTGGGAACCAGTCTGGATCATAAGGCTCAACCGTGTACCCGGTAACGCCCACCATCAGTGCATCGGCAGGCTTTTGGAACACCCATTTACTATCGACCGTTTCTTGCGCCACTGCCCAAGCAGTTGTGTAGCCTGCTGTCTCACTCTTAACCCCAGTAGCTGCATTCACTCCGAAGATCGGGAAATGCCGCGAGCTAGAGTCAGTCTGCACGGCTTGCTCAGGGGTCAAGCTGTCTTTGTCTACTACCTGGCCCGTGGCCACATCAAGCAGATCGGGAGAATCAATTTCCCCAATCATGTTGGCATAGATCGTCTCAAGGGCCGTGTCAGCAGCAGCTTGCGTATCAAAAATTAGGTAGTCGTTCATGCTGTGGGTGGAGTGGTTTTATAGGGGTGCGATACGGGCAGGTTGGCAGTCAGGCCCCACTTCCATGCTAGGTAGCCTTCAATTTGCTGTTTAATTTCGGCAGTTGGAACTACGCTCAACGCAATGACTTCCGAAATATTTCCTTTCCAAGATCGGTCAGTAATGGCGCGATCTGACCCAATCCAGATGTTTGGCCGATTAGCAGTTTGTTCGTAGTCGGTTGAAAATACAAAGGGGTTGCTAATTTCCGGCAGAGCGACCAAAGTCGATGCTGACGAACCATTCTGAAACACGGGGTTGACGTTGACCCAACTTGTTCCAGTGTTATTCGAGCGAAGAAAATCTTGACTCACAACTACGTCGTGAGAAAAAACAGTTACAAAATTGGAAAAAGGATCTGAGCCGTCGTAATCAGCTACGCCAAAAAATCGTTTTGGAGAGTAATTTGTGACGGCTGTTGCTTTTAGGAATTTTGAGTTGGCGACAGCACCCCAAGCCAGAGCTGGCTTACCGTTCAAGCCTGTAGTCTGGTACGACGGCTGTGCGGCCGCAGTTGCTTGAGAAACGTGACGATCATTGCCACTCTTATCATCCCACTGGCTAACCGTTGATCCATTCAGCGTGATGCTCGCCGTATCCTCAGCATCCAGCCAAAGTGCAAGTGATGCTCCCAGCTCATCAGGACGCCATAGCTTCTGCCCGCCAACAGCGGTGCCATCCCAGCGATAGGGGTGGTCGTAGGGGAGGTTATTTACTAGTTCGAGTGCCATTTAGATGCCTCCCCATTTCCATGCTAGGTAGCCTTCGAGGCGCTGGCGGTCTGCTACAGACAGCGCGGTGCCACAGATGACAACCTCACCGACCTGAGCGTTGCCGCCACCAGCGGTTCCAGCACCTCCGAACGTACTTGCGGTTGATCCGATTCGTGCGGGAGCGTTTTGGTTTGGCGAAGTAAACGGTGCGCCGCTGTTTGCGAATAGTGTGCCGTTGACCGTTGCAACAGTGGTTGACCCGTTCCACACCATGCCCACCACAGCATTTGTGCTCAGAGCACCGGGGTGCCAGTTTGCGTTGTTTGCTGCACCGTTCGTAGAAACTCCGTTCCAGCCTTTCTGCTGGACAAACCAACGTGGCGGTGTGAGAGCCACATTCGACCCGTCATGAGTGAGCAGCCCCACTACAAACGTGCCCGCACTGCCGATGCCGCCCGCTTTGCCGTACCCGATACCAGCGCGGCCTCCGTTAGACTGATAGAAACCTGTTCCGTTGCCACCATTCATCACGGTAAACACAGAGTGGAGATCGCCAGCGATTGCGTCGAGGTCGGTCGTGCCAAACGTCGGATTGCCGTCGGCTATCTCGACGAATTGCGCAGCCGTCGTCGCCTGCAAGGCAGGCTTCCCGTTGATGGCAGCAGAGATGAGCGGCGGTTGACTCGCAGCCGTGGC